TGTTCCAAGTATACTGCATACCATATTAATGGCTGAAGCTATAGTATTGAAGCCATTCGCCCACATACGAACGAGTAAAGACAATGCTCCAACAATAACTCCACCAATTAGCTGTGCAACAAAACTGAGGAGAGGCATAATTGCCTCGATAAATGGCTGAAGGTTTTCCCATGCCTGCCCTAACTGGGCCAAACCTTCCCGCATTGACTCAATAGCAGGTTCGAAGAAGGACACCACCATATCCCAATTTTCGTAGACGAAATATATTGCTGAAGCTATTGCCAGTAAGACCGCTAACAATGGCCCAAGGCTGATTCCTGCGAATGCTCCGCCTATTGCTGATACTATCGGTGCTAATACTTCAAAAGCTGTCGTAACTCCCGATAATATTAATCCAACACCACCCAATACTGTCAGTAATGTTCCAAGTCCTGCAACTAATGCTGCTATACCGCCAACTAAATAAGGATGTTCCTTGGAAAATTGAGCCACACTTCTTACAAACTTGGTCAATTCTTTGATAACTTCTGTAAGTGTAGGAAGAAATGTCTCGCCAAGAGTTATGGATAAACCTTCTACTGCAGAATCAAACTCTTTAACAGCACCTTTGCCATTGGCCATCATGGTCTGAGCCATTCTTGATGCAGCACCATCGGCATTGTCAACAGCACTTGTCAGCTTGTTTAAATCCTCATCAGAAGCATTAACCAATGCCAAGAGTCCTGACATTGCCTCCTGGCCACCAAGCATGGCAGCATATTCACCTTTTTGAGCATCAGTAAGACCACTGAAGCCTTTACGAATATCTTCCAAAACCTGCCTAAATGGTTTCATTGTTCCATCTGCATTGGCAACAGAAATTCTCAACATATCCATTGCCTCTGCTGATTCATTGGTTGGCTTAACAAGTCTTGTAATGATTGCTCTTAAATTTGTACCTGCTTGCTCACCTTTAATACCATTGTTTGCCAATATGCCAGTAGCTATTGCCATATCCTCGATGGAATAACTCTGTGATCCTGCGATAGCACCAACATACTTAAATGTTTCACCCATTTTTGAAACATTGGTATTTGCATTACTTGATGCAACAGCCAAAACATCAGAGAAGTGGGCTGCCTGGTCAGCAGACATTTTAAAAGCTGTCAGATCATCAGAGACAATATCTGATACTCTTGCCAAATCTTCGCCCGAAGCAGCAGCCAAATCCAAGAGACCTGGCATACCTGCAATAATTTGCTCGGTCTTCCAACCTGCCATGCCCAAGTAAACCATTGCCTCTCCTGCCTGACTAGCAGAAAACTGAGTGGACTCACCCAACTGTTTTGCAGTTTCAGTAAGTTTCTTCATTTCCTCGTCAGTTGAGCCAGTAATGGCCTTAACTTTCGACATGGTAGCTTCAAACTCCATTGCTGTCTTAATAGGGAATGCAACTGGAGCAACCATTGCAGCACCAGTTGCCATCAATGTTCCACTATTATCCTCGAGGGAACTACTATCTTTTTTACTCCCACCAGTTTTCCCAGCGTTTGTCGAAGGTTTTGTGGAGCCTTTGGCTACAGTGTTAACATAAGTAGTTACAGTTTTACCATTCAATGAATTAAGCTGAGTTTTAATCTTGTTCAGACTACTCTGAGCAGAAGATGTATTGGCCTTAACATTGATACTGACATTCTTGCCAGTAAGACTTTTAAGCTGATTCTTAATTTTCTGAATAGCATTATTTGCCTGACTTTGGCTCGATTTGTCTAGCTGAAACTTAACTTTGGTTATTAACTCTCTTACAGCCATTTATCTCCCTCCCCTCTTATTTTTGGCTTCTTTCATGGCCTTGTCTTGAGCCATATACTCAATGTCGTTCTTCATGTCTAAGTAGTGGTTTATCTCAGCAATATCGGACAAGGAAACCCTTCCTTCTTTTACATCGGGAAGGGTTATCATTCCACTGTCTATTGCCCGATATATAAACACTACTCTTCCAAAGTATTCCCCACAGTGTCCATAATCGTCCGTCTTATCTCGTTTACTGCGTTTCGGATGCCAATCGGTACGCTGCAGGACATGGAAAAATCCAAGAAATTAACCTCGAAGATTTTATAGCACAATGCCAATAAATCCCAAGGCCGACCAGTGTAGATGGCAGCCAAATCATCCATATCGAGAGATTTGAAGTTCTTGTCCTCCTTAGTCTTGAATGCCAGGTAATCGGTATCAAGCAGGAGATTACAAGCCTTCTCAAGTTTGTCTCCGTCCAAAGTTGTGGCCATCTGTGACAATGCCCCTGCCACAGCCTCAACCATTTCTGATTGTTCGGAGGAGTCTCTGAGTCCCTTGGCCGCCCCACCAATAACCGGAAGAACAGTTTTCTGCAATTCGCCTAAGACCTTCATTGCTTTGAATGGATTCATCTGCCTGATTGAAAATTCAATCTCGCCTTGAGTCCATTTTGTGATTTTACCGCCATCGAATAACATTAGTCATTACCTCCAACAATTGGATTCATAATCTGTCCGGTCTGAAGAACCCAATCCTGCGTACCAATGGTGCGAGAACGTGTTGCCTCTGGGAAGTTTGCAACCCATGCCTGACCTGCAGAAAAAAGTGTCGTTCCTGCCAAATCCTTAATTAAGAGTGGCAGGATAAACTGACCAGTTACTCTGTCAGCGTTGTAAAGATTTGACAGATATTCGTTTGCCTTGGAAGAAGATGCAAGGTGAAGGGTAACAGTAAAGGTGTGGTCAGGATCAACTGAACGAGCCACCTCGCCATCTGCGCCCACGAATAACTGCATACCTTCTCCGTGAGGAGCAATGGTAATCATATCGTCTTCAGCAAAACCAGTAATGGTTCGGGAGCCAAGAACGACAAGTACCTTCTTCGGATCGTATGTTAAAACAGTTCCAGTAATAGCCATTTGTCATCCCTCCTTAGTTCCCAACGATAAGATTCTCATAAGTCAAAGAGCCAGTAATGTTAATAACATGAATTGCTCCTGCAAGTCTTGCAGTGAAGGAAACATCGTTAAGCACACGACTTGCCTTCTGATTTGCAGAAATGTTTGCAGCAAGAGGAACGGAGATTGTGTAACCATAGTTGGTGTTACCATCCTCATCATACTCATCAGGAGCAATGCCGCCTCTACGAACACCCAACTCAAGAGCCTGGCGAATCTGAGTCTCTATGATTGCGATGCCTTCGTCAATGTAAGGAATCTTGTTCCGATTAATCAGTGCATTAAACACATTGACAGTAATCTCTTCCTGGAGCCAATCTCTGAAACGAATAACATCAATCCACTCACCTGCAGCGACCTTGCCATTCTGAGTAATGCTTACATTACGGAATCTTTCGAAGGTGTTACCATTCTTCTTGGAAATTGCCTGATACTGGCCCTCGGTAAGATTGTCAGAAGTAACAGCAGCCAATTTCTTGTTGGCCCAAGTCTCGCCACCTGGCAGAATGGAGAAACAACGAGCAAACACTGCGGTCTCAGGGAAATCAGTTGCTGCATCCTTGTGGTACCACCAATGAGTGCGATAATAATTGCCATTGTAAAGAAGATAACCAGTATCGGTAATGGAATCAGGGTTATATGTACCTGGCTCTGCAATAGCTGTGCCAAACAACTTGCGGACAGTTTCTGTCCAATCTGCAGCGGCAATAATGTCTGCACTATTGCGAGAAGTCAATGCCCAACCATACCAATCATTGTCGTACTTGGTAATAGCTGCCATAGTCTGTGCAATGGTCTCAGTTACAGAGGAAACTGTCTGAGACATATTACTTGTTACCTTTACTGCGAATGCCTCACCATCAGAAGATGTGAGAGTTACAACATTATCAGAAGCAGAAGCTGTTACAACTGCATCGGTGTCTGCTGTTACAAGTCCTGCCAGTGCTGTTGCGATATCACTTGCAGAACCGCTTGCATTTGTATAGGTGTAAGTATCCTCAATTACATTACTGGAAGAATCGAGGTGGCTTACAACAATTCTATAGGTTCCAGTAGTCTGCAGAGTATCAACGCTAACAGCAACACTGGTAGCCTGTCTGCGACCTACTTTTACCTGAGCAGGACGAGGTGTCTGACTAAACGCATCAGCCACAGCCAAGTAAAGTGGATCGTCAGCAGAGAACCCATCGGTAATCATGTCACTTGCACTAGTGTAAACACTTACTCTAGGCAAACTGTAAGCATGGGAACCTACAACAAGCAATGTGGAGAATCCTTCAACACTAACACCAGTAGTATTAAGGGAAATCTGCACATTGACAATGCGATCAAGATTTGCCATTTATTTTCACTCCTTTATTCACGAATCGTTACAGACCAATCCATATCCTTCGGTGTCTCGCCATGTATGTCGACAGTATCAATGATACCCACATCATCAAGGACTTGTGCAGTATATCTTAGATGCAAGTCTACTGCAGCCCTCGGCTCATACTGTTGCTGATTACCAAGTAGGTTAGTCAGGTCTTGCACATCATCTGCATAGAGGAATGCAACACCATTAGCCATGAATCTATCCACAATGGTTGGTCTTTCAAAGTTTCTGACCAAATCAGCGAGAATATCACAAGG